CCGGCGCCCGTGGCGAACACCTGCTCGAACACCGTCGCCGTGCGCTTGCACAGCGGCAGCACCGCGTTGACGGTGGCCGAGCCCGCGCCGAAGCAGTCGGAGAAGCCCTGCCGCACGTTGACCTTGCTGGGGTTGAGGGTGGAGAGCTTGGTCATCCACTCCCAGATTCGCGCCTTGCCCACGGATAGCGCGTCGACCGCCGACCAGACGATCGCGTTGTTCATCACGTCCTGCACCGAGAGCGAGGTGCGCCACACGATGAAGGCGGGATTCGAGGCGAGGTTGTAGAGGCGCGCAAGCGCGTAGCTCGTCTCCTGCGGGCTCGCGGCCCACTGCGCGCGCGCCGCGACCACCGCTGCATCCGTGCTCGCGTTGACGTGCGCCTTGAGGGCGAGCAGCTGCGCGTTGCTGAGGTCGGCCATCGCTTACTGCACGCCAGCGAGGGCGAGCTTCAGCGCCACGCGCTCCGCTTCGGACAGGCTCGCGACCTTGGCGGCGGCCGCTGCGGATGCCGCGCGGCGCTCCTGCTCTGCCACGATGGCGAGCAGGCGGGCCTGCTGGTCGGCGATGGCTTCGCGGTGCGCCTGCGCGATTTGCTCGAGTTCGTCGTTGGTCAGGCTGGAGAGGTCGGCCATCACTGCACTCCTTTCGGGGGTTCGGGGACGAGGCTGGGGAGGCCCACGATCGACTCGCTCTTGACGCCGCCGGGCATCGCGGTCCGAAGCTCCCTGTCCCACGCGGCCTGCTTCGCCGCCTCGGCGAGGATCTTCGGGTTGTCGGAGAGCGTGAAGGGCTCGCCGGCGCGCATGAGAATGGCGCTGTCGCGCGCGATGCGCTCAGCCTGCAGCACCTCGTCGGCGACGAGCCCGGCCTGCTGGAGCGCGGCGGCGAGCTGCTGCGCGGCGCGCGGCTCGAGCTCCAGGTACACGCGGCTGTCGATGTTGACCATGACCTTCGCGCCTTCGGGGCGCACGACGATGTTCACAGCTTGAAGATCCGGTTGGCGCCGTTGTCGAACACGAGATTGATGTCGCCGCCGTTCGGCGTCACCGGCAGCCCCGTCGCGGTGTCGATGTAGACGATGAGGTTGGAGGTGGACGCGGTGCCCGTGTGCTTCTTGATGATGACGTAGGGGCACGCCGCGCCCGAGGCCACTGCGCTGAACACGGTATCGGCCGCGTCCGCGACGCCGAGCGCCACGGTCTTGCTGGCGAAGGCTGCGGTGCTGGAGACGATCGTGCCGCCCGCGCCGGTGACGTCCGACTCGAACTGATGGGTGTCGATGTTGGCGCCGAGCGTGTAGCCGCGCACGAGCATGGCGCGCACGTCGTCGGTCGCGAAGTTGAGCTGCCCCGTGCCGCCGAGGTACTTCTCGCGCGCGAGGCCGTAGAGTGCGTTCGCCATCCGAGTCTCCGGTTACCGTCCTAGAAAAGCGCCGCGGCCCACGCGGCGAGTCGAAAGCCCAGCACGAGGCACGCGCCCCAGAGCCCCAGCACGACGAGGCACCAGCACACGATCGCGAGGGTGTCCCAGCGGTCGCGCGGGTCGGGCGGGGTCACGCAAACGCGCGCACGAGCACGACGAGCCACGCGGCGAGCGCGACCCAGCCCGCCAGCATCAGCAGGACGAACGCGCGGCCGGGCAGCCGCTCGAGGCGGGAGAGGGGCGTGAGCGTGATCGCGTCGGCGTCGCAGGTCGCGGCGACGTAGCCCAGCAGTCGGGAAGCGTGTCTCCACATGGGCAGGCTCCTTTCAGGCGGCCTGGCGGCGCGCCTCGGCGAGATGCGCGAGCACCAGCTCGGCGACGCGCTCGGGCTTGGCCGCCGCCTGGCACGCGGCGGCGTTGACCTCGCGCACGTAGGTGCAGTGCTGCATGTCCGCATGGATGCGATGGCACGGCCAGCAGCCGAGACCCTCGGGCTCCATGGCGATGGTGTTCGTCCAGTCGCGCGTCAGGTTCGCGTGCGTGGAGTGCGAGAGCAGCACCACCTTGAGCGGCGCCTCGTGCGCGACCGCGTTCACGAGCGCCGACTCGGTGCCGATCACGGCATCGGCAAACTTCGCGAACGCGAACAGGCGCCGGATCTCCCAGTCGGTGCCGACGACGTGCACGCGCTCCGAGGCGGTGAACCGGGCGGCGCGCAGATCGCCGACGATGAAGACGTGCGCGCCCTCCGCGGCGAGGCGATCGGCGCACTGCTGCGCGTACGGCCACCACTTCGGCGCGCTGGAGCCCGCCGGGTTCACGAGCACCACCGGGCCGTCGTATTTCGCGCGCTCGGCGAGCGCCGCGGCGAGCTCGTCGCGCGTCGCGTGGAAGCGTTGCACCACGCGGCGCGCATCGAAGGGCACGCCCGCCCAGGCGTGCAGCGCCTCGAGGTAGTTGCCGGCCATCGCGCGGCGGCGCTGCTCGTCGGGCAGGTAGAAGTCGGGGTCGAAGCTCTGCGGCAGCATCCGCCGCTCCACCGCGCCGATCAGGTTGACGAAGCGGTCGTACTTGGCCGCCTCGTGCAGCCAGTACGCGGTCTGCATCGCGCCGACGGTGCCCGGCCCGAAGTCGAAGAGGCCGTGCGGCTGGCAGATGATGCGGTCGACGTGCGGGTCCTCGCGCAGCATCGCCTCGCCCTGCGGCTGGGTGTACACGGTGATGTGCCAGCCCTCGCGCTTCCAGTGCTCGAGGAGCGGCGTCGCCCAGAGCGCGTCGCCGTAGGCGCCCAGGCGCACCACGCCGAGGCTCTTCTCGGGCCGGGCCGGCTTCGCGGCGAGGTTGACGCGGTCGTCGGCGCGCTTGCGGAACACCTGCAGGAACGAGTACTCGTTGCCGCCGTTCCGCTCCTCGTTCTCGAGCAGATCCCACCCGGCGCCGCTCGCCGCAGCGACGCAGGTCATGTGGCCGATGAGGTCGGCGGGCTCGAAGTCGTGCTTGTGGTCGGGGTTCGCGCCCGGCTCCCCGACGTTCGGATAGAACGCCTTGTGCGGCAGGTACAGCACCAGGTGGCCGCCGGGCTTGACGAGGCGCCACCACTCGGCGAGCGCCGCCTGCGTGTCGGCGAGGTGCTCGAGCAGGTGCGAGGAGAACACGGTGTCGGCGCTTGCGTTCGCGAGGAACGGCATGCGCGCGCAGGTGTCGACCGGGATGTCGGGCTTGCAGTCAATGCCGAAGAGCTTGGCGTCGATGCGGTTGTCGATGCCGATCGCGGTCGGGAACACCTTCTCCGGGCCGCAGCCCAGATCGAGCACGCGGCCGCGCATGTACGGGACGACGTCGAAGCGGACCTTCGCCGCCTCGTGCCCCTGCGGGCCGTCGGGACGCCAGACCATCAGGGCTTGCCGTTGCCCTTGCGCTCGGCGGCGACGACTTCCGCCGGCGGCGTGAGCACGAGGTTGTGGCGCGTGGCGGCGCGCGGGTCATCGGCAGGTGCGGCCGCGGGCTCGGGCTCGGGCGCGGCGACGGCGTAATTCCAGCTGCGCAGCTCGGCGAGTTCCTGCGCCGACACGTCGACCACCTCGCCTTCGGCGCAGGCGCGGCCGCGGATGAGCACGCCGCGCGTCACCAGGGCTCTGGGCATCGCTTCTCCGTGAAAAAGGGGCGGGCCGCCCGAAGACGGCCCGCGTAACGACCCACCGCAGGAGCCGGCGGAGGTCTGTGGCAGCCGATCAGCCGGTGATGCCGGTGCCGAGCGCGAACGCCGCGGCGTAGCGCACGCCGACATCGCAGGTGTAGAGCGCCCGCACGCCGACGATGCCGCTCTGGAACGCGGCATAGGGGTTGGTTTCGATCTCGAGCACGCCCCAGGAGCCGATCACGACCTGGCTGAAGTCGCCGGCGAGCATCGAGCCCGAGCCCACCTGCAGCGAGCTCATGGCCTGCGCGCCGACGACCTGGCCGTCGAGGATGTTGCCGCCCCAGATCGGCGTGTCGCTGTTGGTGAAGCGCGGCTTGCCCATGAGGATGCCGGCGATCGTCGGCGTGGTGACGTAGCCGAAGCCCGGCAGGAAGGCGTTCGAGCCCGCGACCACCGACTGAAAGCGGATCATGTCGGCGTAGGCGACGTTGGTGCCCGCGGTCGGGTTGGCGGTGCCCACGCCGGTGGTGGCGACGATGCCCGTCGGCTGCCCGGCGGTGCCGGGGCCGGCGAGCGCGGCGCTGTCCACCGCGAGGCCGATGACGCGCGCCAGGTCGGCGTTCACGAGCTGCTCGGCGTTCGGCGTCGACTGCAGCAGCAGCTGGCGGCTGATCTCGGTGTAGGCGCCGACGGTCTTCGGCGTCATCGTGAGCTGCCCGAACACCTGCTGCGACTCGGTGGCGGTGCCGGTCTCGTTCGCGAACCAGTAGGCAGTCGCGGCGCCGGTCTGCTTCGGAATCGCGACCGAGCCTTGCAGGCCGGGCATCTCGGTCGCGCCCATGCGCATGACCACCGAGCGGTTGCGCAGCAGCTCGATGAAGCTCATGACGTTGGTGCCGACGAGGAAGCCGCCCATCGTGTTGGTGCCGACGATGAGGTCGCGCTGCGCATACTGCACGTCGAGCGGCACGAAGAAGGTGTGCTCGCCGGCGGTGCGGCCGAGCCGCTGCGCCACGGCGCGCGAGGCCTCGGCCTCGAGGCCGGCCTTGGTCCAGTTCTTCTCGACGCTCGCGCGGATGGCGCGCGTGAGCGAGAACTGCTGCAGCTCGCGCTGCGACAGCCCGAGATGCGCCGGGTTGTCTTTCACGCTCTTGGTGGCGCGCTCGGCGAGCACGTCGAGCACGTACTGCGCGGCCTGCTCGGCGGTGACGCCGCCGTCGATCCAGCCGTCGCGGGTCTCGTCGTCGATCTTGTGCGTGCGCGCGAGCGTCTGCAGCGTCTTGATGCGCAGGCGCTCCTCGGCGGCGTTGTCGATGACGTGGACGTCCGCGGCTTGGCCCGCGGGGGCCGTGGTAGCAGTGCTCACTGCACTTCCCTCCGGTTGCGCGGCGCTCGCCGCAGTGGATTGGGTGCGGGTCTCGACGACCTCGCGCACTTCGCGCGTCTCGCGAAATTCTTGGGTAGTGGTGGTGACGGCGGCCTGGCGCACCTCGACGTCCCATTGCGTCTGCGGCGCGGCGCGGCCGATGCCGACGCTCGCGTCCGCCGGCACGCTCACGACCGAGGCCTCGAGCGGCTCCCAGTCGGTGGCGGTGAAGGTGCGGCCGGGCCCCTGGCCCGCTTCCTGCAGCGCGTGGATGCGGTAGCCGATGGAGACGTTGCGCAGGCCGCCGCGCACCATCGCGGCGACCTCGCGCGCCTTGGGCGTGTCGAAGAGCGTCGCCGCGAGGCGCAGGCGCTTGTCGGCGAGCTGGGCGCCGTCGACCATGCCGATCGGCTCGTCCCAGTTGTGATTCCACAGCAGCGGCACGGCGCCGCCGGAGACGCGCTGCAGGCGGATGGCGCTGTCGGCGTGCGAGAGGATCTCGGTGCCGAAGAAGCGCTCCACCGGCGTCTCGGAGGACGCCGAGAACACCAGCTGCGTGCCCTGCGCACCGGCGTCGCGGATCTCGACTTCCGGCGAACGGTCGCGGGTCAGCATTCCGACTTTCATTCATTTCCTCCTGAATCGGAACACCGCGCGGGCGGCGGCCGCGTCCTGCGCGGCGGCGTCGGCGGCGGCGGCCGGGTCGGCCGCCGAGGCGTCGGGCGGCGCAGCGCCTGGAGTGGCGGCCGCCAACACGTCGGTGTCGAAGGCGAGATCCGCCTCCTCCATCATGTCCCGCTCGCGCCGGCGCTCGCGCAGCACGTCCTCGAGGTCGACACCGTTGCCGGTCTCGGCGACCACGTCCGACACCGTCTTGAAGCCGCAGCGCACCGCCTGCTTGTAGGCTTCGACCTCCTTGGTCGGGTCGATCCACGACCAGCCGCGCGGCTTGAAGCGCACCGCCTCGAACTTGCGCGGGTCGGCAACGTACTCCTCGAGGCGGATCGCGCCGATCGCGCGCGCGAGCACCGCCTGGCGCAGCCAGGTGCGGTGCACGCGCATCCGGAAGTTGCGAATCCACCACTGCTGCAGCTGCTTCCAGAGGTCGCGATCGTCGAGCAGCGCGAGGCGGCTCGACGAGTAGTTGGACTGCGAGTAGTCGCGCGACAGGCTCTCGTAGCTGACGTCGGCGCCGGCGGCGACCTCGCGCAGCATCAGCCGCATGAACGGGTCCATCGCCGTGTTCGGGCGGTTTGGCGTGACGAAGTTGAGCTTCTCGCCCGGGTCGAGCTTCATCGCGAGGCCCGGCGACAGCTCGAGCGTCGGCGGCGTCTGCGCCGCGGTCGCAGTGGTCGGGTCGGCGAGGTCGGCCGTGGTTTCGATGGTGGCGACGTAGGAGGCGGCGCCGCGCGCGGCGACGATCTCCGACTGCGAGTAGCCGTCCATGTCGTTCAGCCGCCGCGCCACCGCATGCAGCCACGGCTCGCCCCGCGTCTGCGGCCAGCGGTTGACGATGCGCAGGTGAATGATCTGCGCCGCCGGCACCCGCTCGATGCGCTCGTAGCCGGCGCGCGCCCAGGCGTTGAGGTCGCCGGGGTTGCGCTCGCGGATCCAGTAGGCGACCGGGCGGCCGAAGGTGTCGACCTCGACGCCCAGGCGCAGCATCGCGCCAGGCGCGATCGACGCGATCTGGCTGTCGTCGGCGATGCGCTCGGGCTCGATCACCTCCAGCGCATAGGGCACGGCAGAGTCGCCGAAGCCGCGCAGGTGCTCGCGGATCAGGATCTCGCCGGCCTCGAACACCTGCCCCATGGCGAGCCGCTCGAGGTCGGAGAACCAGAGCGCGCCGCCGGTGTGGCAGGCCTCGGGGCGCGACCACTCGGCGAAGGCGGCCTCGATGGCGTCGTTGACGCTCTCGTTGAGCGCGCCGCGCGTCGTCATCACCTGCGCTTGCAGGCCGACGCCGGAGCCGATGACGTTGTTGACGACGATGGTCTTGGCGCGCTTGGCGTAGCTCGCGTCGCGCACCAGCTGCCGCGAGCGCGCGCGCAGCTGGCCGAGGCTCGTCGCGAGCTCGGCATCGGCGGTGGAGGTCGGCGCGAGCCACCCGGCGGTGAGGCGCGAGCTTTCCGCCGCGGCGTACATGCGCGCGGCGAGCGCGGTCGGTTTCTTCGGCGCGATCCACGCCGCGAGGCGCCGGCGCGCAGCCTCAAGCACGGGTGAAGCCCATCGGGATCAGGCGCCCCGCCCAGGGCGTGACGCCGGCGTTGATACGGTCCTCTTGCTCGACCTCGACCATGAGCTGCGAGCGCAGCTTCACCAGCACTTCGGGCGTGCGCTTCAGGCCGCGGCCTTCGAGCGCCATGTCGACGACGTCCAGCTGCCCCTTGCTCGCGCGGCCGAGCAGCGTCGCTTCCACCGCGTCGAGGAGCTGGCGCGCGAAGCTGCGCGTCTCCAGCGCCCCGGGCGCGGCCAGGTTCGGCAGCACGGTGAGGGCGCCGGTGGCGACCTCGACCTTGACGCCGGCCTTGGTGGCGATCGCGATCCACGCGTAGGTGCCGGCGAGCCAGCCGCCGCTCGTCGCGGCGTCGACGCTCACCGTGTAGGTGTTGCCGGCGCCGCTCGCGGTGAGGTCGAGGGCCGCATCGGCGTTGCGCAGCGCATAGTCGAGCGACCACCCCGCCGAGGGCGGGGTGTCGGTGCTATCGCGCGTCCACGTGATCGTGGTGCCGGCGCGGACGGTCGTCGGTTCCATGAGGCTCCATCACCAATTCGTCACCCAGCCGCCGGGCTTGCGCGGTGCCCAGCGCGGGCCGGCGGCCGCGGGGCGCTCCGGCGCGCTCGCCGGCACGGGCGGCGGCTCGGCGAGCACTTCGTCGCGCTTCGGCGCGCCCTCCTCGGCGAAGAGCGGCGCCTGCTTCAGCGCCGCCTCGTGCTGCGTCCACTGATCGGCGGTGAGGAGATGCGTCTTGAGCGCGCGCGCCGCGTGCAGCGCGTACACCTCGGCGTCGAGCGCCTCGTTGCGGCGCCCGGCGCGCACCTGCCACAGCAGCTTCGCGCTGCCGCGCGCCGGCACCTTGACTTCGGCGGTGAGCTGCTCCCAGTAGTCGCCGCGCACCTCGCGGTAGACGTGGAAGCGGCCCGGCCCGTCGCCGGCGAGCTTGAGCCGGCCGCCGAGCAGCAGATCCTTGGCGCGCTGCGTGCCGACCTGGTGGATGCGCAGGCCGTACTTCAGCGCCTTCGTGTTCGCGGCGTTGGCGTCGATCGACTCGGAGGGCTTGCGGAAGATCTCCGCCTCCGGCGAGCGCGCGCCCTTGATCGCCATCACCAGCGGCTGCCGGCCCTTGCGGGCACGGACCCAGCCGTACACGGCGTCGTTCGTCTGCCCGTCGGAGCTGTCGATCGAGACCGCGCGCACGCGCAGGCCCGCGCCGCTCTCGTGCCGGTACTCGGCGGCGAGCAGCGCGTCGAGCTGGCGCCAGGCGTCGCCGTCGCGCTCGTTCACCGTGCCGTAGAGCTCGGCGAAGAGCACGAGCCACGATTCCTCGCCGCGGCCCCACGCGCGCACCACCACCGCGAGGCGGTCGTGCTGCACGTCCACGCCCATCGTGAGCAGCAGCCCGCCGGCGGGTACCGTGCGCTCGCCGTAGTCGCGGCCGCGCGTCGCAGCGAGCTTCTCGGCGTCGGGCAGGTCGCTCGCGTACGCGTACGGCCGGCCTTCGGTGTTGTTGACGAAGCTGCGCAGCTTCGTGTCGTCGCCCTGGCGCATCGCGTGCTGCGCGACGAGCCACTTCTCGGTGAGGCGCTCGAGCGTCGAGCCGGCGAAGCTCGAGTAGAGCTCGTTGATCGCGAACCCGGCGACGCCGGCGAACGGCGCCTCGGCGCGCCACTCGCCCTGCGCGACGATGCGCTGCTTCTCGGCGTCGGTCCACGCGGCGCCGCAGTGCGGGCAGACGTAGCGCGCTGAGGACGGCATCGCCCGCCCGAAGATCTCGTGCGCCACCGCGGCGTCCGACATCCAGCGCACGTGCTCCCAGCGGAGCACCTGCCACTCGCGGCATGAGTTGCAGGGCACGTAGAAGCGGCGCTGGTCCGACTGCCGATAGGCGGCGTCGATGCGCGACACGCCCTCGATCGTCGGCGTGCCGCCGAAGATGACCTTCCTGCGCGGATAGGTCTTGGTGCGCTCCTCAAGGAGCGTGATGGTGTCGCCTTGCTCGCGCAGGTTCTCGGCGCAGTCGTCGGGCTCCTCGACGCACACCACCGGCGCCGGCGTCGACTTCACCGAGCTCGGCGAGTTGCTGCCGACGAACTTGACGAAGCCGCCGGCGAACTGCTTGAACGCCCAGCGGTTGTCGCGGTCGCGCTTCTTGTGCACCGGCACGCGCTCGGCGAGCACCGGCGTCGCCTCGACGAGCGGCACGAATTTCTCGTCGACGTATTCCTTCGCCGCCCCCTCCTTGGGGAACATGACGATCATCGGGCAGGCATCCACGTGGATGCGCCGCCCGAGGTAGTTGTTCAGGCAGCCGTCGGTCCAGGCGACCTGCGCGCTCTTGAGGCAGACGACCTTCCAGACCGACGGGTCGTCGAGCGCGTCATGGATGCCCCGCACCCACGGCGTCAGCGACGCCCGGTAGATCCCCGGCCGGGCCGATGCCTTCGCCGAGATCCTCCGGTAGCGCTCCGCCCAGGCCGTCGTCCCGATCCGCTCCGGCGGCTTCAGGCTCTCGGCCAGGCGCTGCACCAGCGCTTGCACCGCTCGGGTCGTATCGCGCGAGGTGATCCAGGGCGGCTCGGGTGTGCTCATTGAGGATGCCGACGTCGCAGTCGATGCGGTAGACCGCATCGAGCTCCGTCTTCAGCTTGTCGTCGCGTGCCAGCAGCTCGGTGCGGAAGGCCTGCACCATCTGCATCAGCGCCGGCTCGAGCTGGGCGACGTTCACGAGGAGGCCGCGGCGCTCGTCGAGCTCGAGGAGCTTCAGCTCGCGCTCGACGCGCTCGGTCTGCACGCGCTCGCGCACCAGGTCCTCGCCGGTCTCGGCCTTGTGGCCGGCGGCCTGCGCGCGCAGCTGCCGGATGTAGGCGACGCGGATCGCCTCCATCGGCGTCGTGCGCCAGTCGATCGCCAGGCGCTCCATCGCGCGCGACACCGCGCTCTGGTCGAGGTCCAGGTGCGCGGCGATCTCGACCTGCGTCGGCATGCGTTCGGGCTGGGCTCGCGCACGCGCAGCTTCCGCGCGTGCTGCAAAAGGGTTGGGATCGGAAGCAGCTGGCCCCCACCCCGGGCGGCCGGCGCCGCCCGGGGCAGCCGTGTCGTGCCGGGATCGCACCCCGGGCGGCCGGCGCCGCCCGGGGTGGCCCGGCTCTTCGGGGTGTATTCGTTACTCCCGGGGCGTGACGGGTGAGCCATATGACCCCCCAGCAAACCCCACAACTAGGCGCCCCTCGCGGGCTTTTCCTG